CCTCACCGTCCAACATCGCGGCTAGCTACGTCTCCCCGCTCGGCTATCAGAACTACACCTGCGACCAGCTCGCTATGGAGAGCCAACGCCTCAACGCCCGCGTCGCCAAGGTCTCAGGCCAGCAGCAGGGCAAAGTCGTCTCAGACACAGCAGCGATGGCCGTGGGGCTATTCCTGTTCGCTCCGACCATCCTCCTCGTCGGTGACGGACCGCAGGCGCAGGAACTTGGCCGGCTCAAGGGCGAGGCAGACGCGCTCAACCAGGCGCAACAGACCTGCCCGAGATGAGCAAGCGCATCACCATCACGCTAAACGAGGAAGAGCACGCCAACCTCATCCAGCTGGCTGAGCTATTCGGCCACCCGCCCGCGACCGTCGCCGGCGACATGCTCGCGCAGACAATGCATGATCACCTCTGCGGTTGTGGCGGTGTCGAGGACAACATCGACCAGATCCAGTATTTGATGACCGTTCCCCCGATGGGAAGGGCCTGAACATGACATCAAAGCTCCCCACATACGCCTACGAGCGAGTTCATGAGGCCATAAAGGCGTTTCACGCTGAACACGGGCGATGCCCAAGGCAATTCGAGTTGGCTACCATCATGAAGGTGAGCCGCACCAACGCAGCGCAGATGTACCACACGATGATCAAACTCGGATATGTGACGGGGGATGCCGGCGGCAGGACATACAAGCTCAATTCCGATGCCGCGCCACCAGATTTCTGGGCGCAACTGCGAGCGGATCTCCATGCTCATTCGGGCGGGACCGCGAACCTCTCGATGTTGGCCTCGATGTGCATCGACCTGAAAGAATTTTGCGCAATGGACGCCAATCCGAACAACTGGGACGATCATCCAGATTGGCATGGGACGCCGGAATCGATGGACGAGATTGCCAAGGCTGTCTTAGCCACGAAGCGCCCGTATTTGCTATTCCACGTCCAAAAGTACGTGTTGCTCCTCACATCATGGGCAGAAGCCCGCCTAGGCATCCCCGACTCAACGCCCATTCCGAAAGCCCGTCAGACCAAGATGGAAGACGGGATGTTCGCCGCTTACAACGCCCGCTGAATGTCTGCCTTCCATACAATCTGGCCGCTGATCTGTGCGGCCAATGGCAAAAACCCTCGGAGAGATGCCGCCCGTTATGCAATGCTGGCGCTCGAAGCACACCAGCACAGATGGTACAGAACAGACGACACTGCGGCACAGGACGCCGCCCAGTACATAATCGAAAACGCCGGCAATCTCGCGGCAACGCCCCTCTGCGGGAAGCAGACAATGGCGCTGCTCCATCGCTATGCGGCCAGCGTCACGGCTAGCCAAATCTAGCCACGACCAAACCTGGCCAACAAAAGCCAACCGCGACCAACCACCTAACCCTACGTAACCTAGCTCACCGCTCAAACCGGGAGAGGACGACACAATGCCTGATGGAGAAAAGGTTTCCGCTAAGGCAAAGCCCAAAACTGTAACCTCAACGCGCGTGAAATGGCCTAGCGACACGCCTGAGCGCCGTTCTGTCGCCAGCCTCATACCATACGCCCGCAACGCTAGAACGCACACAGACGCGCAGGTGGCCCAAATAGCGGCCAGCATTCGCGAGTGGGGTTGGACCAACCCCGTGCTGATCGATGAAGCGGGCGGGATCATTGCCGGCCATGGCCGCGTGATGGCGGCGCGCAAGCTGAAGATCGAGGACGTGCCCTGCATCGTGGCGTCAGGTTGGACCGAGGCGCAGAAGCGGGCTTACGTGCTGGCGGATAACCAGCTCGCGGCAAATGCGGGCTGGGATATGGACCTGCTCAAGGTTGAGATCGGGGATCTGAAGACCGAGGGCTTCGACGTTGGCCTGATCGGCTTCGACGCGGCCTGGCTTGACGGGCTGATGGCGGACGCGGGAACGGACGGGCTGACGGACCCCGACGAGGTTCCCGAGGTCTCGCAGTTCCCGGTGAGCGCGACGGGCGACGTCTGGCAGCTTGGGCGCCATCGGCTGCTGTGTGGTGACAGCACTAGCGCGGATGGCATCGCCAAACTGATGGCGGGCCAGTCGGCTGATCTGTGCTTCACGTCGCCGCCCTATGCGCAGCAGCGGGACTACAAGCAGGAAATCAGCGATTGGGACGCCTTGATGAATGGCGTGTTTTCGATTGCGCCCGTTAAGAGCGGCGCCCAAGTGCTGGTCAATCTAGGCCTTGTTCACGAAGCGGGGCGCGTCAATTCGTATTGGGATGCTTGGCTGGACTACATGGAGAGTAACGGCTGGCCGCTGTTCGGCTGGTATGTCTGGGACAAGGGCTTTGGTCTTCCGGGGAACTGGAATGGCAGGCTGGCTCCCGCGCATGAGTTCGTTTTCCACTTCTCGCGTGGTGGCAATGGGCCAGCCAAGAAGTGGGTCGATAAGAAGCCTGAGAATATCAAGGAAAAGACCGGCACAGGCGTCCGTCGGAAAGACGGAACGATGTCGGGCGTGTCGAGCCCAAAAGCTGGTCTTCAGCCGACAAAGATCGCCGATAGCGTTATTCGCGTCACGCCTCAGATGGGCAAGCGCGACGGCAACCATCCAGCCGCTTATCCTGTCGCGCTTTGCGAATACATTTACAACTCGTTCGCTAAAGCGGGTGATTGGGTATTTGAGCCATTCAGCGGCTCTGGAACGTCAATCATCGCTTGCGAAAAGAACGGCATGAATTGCGCGGCAATCGAGCTTGCGCCTGAGTATGTGGACGTCGCGGTCAAGCGCTGGCAGGCGTTCACGGGCAAGGATGCGACCCTAGACGGGACCGACCAGACATTCGCTGAAATCTCGGAGGCTCGCCATGTCCCGGCCTAAGAAGGGGCAAGAGCACCCGCGCGAGGAACTGCGCAACCAGATCAAGCTGATGGCGGCGATCGGCATTCCGCACGCGCAGATGGCTGGCGTGTTGAAGATAAGCCTTGAGACGCTGCACCGCTGTTACAGGGACGCCCTGGATTACGGATCAAGCGAGGCTAATACCGTTGTAGGCGGTCGCATCTTTGAGGCGGCCAAGAACGGTGAAAGCTGGGCTTGCAGTCTATGGGCCGCTCGCCGCATGGGCTGGAAGGAAACCAACGACCTCAACGTAAACGCAACGGTCCAGCATGTCTCGAAAGAACAAAGGGACGCTGCTACAGAAGCCGCTACCCGAGCCAACACCTGAAGACTATGCGTTCTCGCGCCTGATTGCCTATGCGGCCTACCAGTGGCCGGGCTATCGGGATGCAAAGCACCACAGGCTGATCGCCCGCAAGCTAGAGGCGCTGGAGCGTGGCGAGTTCGACCGCCTTATGATCTTCATGCCGCCAAGGCACGGCAAGTCGATGCTGGCGAGCGAGTTCTTCCCCGCATGGTATCTGGGGCGCAACCCTAACCATTACGTCATCGCTGCAACATACGCGCAGGAGCTAGCCGACGATTTCGGGCGCAAGGTCAGGGACCAGATAGCGGACCCTGCCTTCAAGGGCATCTTTCCCGGCGTCTCGATCAAGTCGGACTCGACGGCGGCCAAGCGTTTCCACGTCGAGGGGCCGAGTGATGCGTTCATAACGGCGCAGGATGGGGCTTATTTTGCGGTGGGTGTTGGCGGCCCGCTGACGGGCCGTGGCGCCCATCTAATGCTGATTGACGATCCGGTTAAGAACCGCGAGGAGGCGGACTCTGAGACTGTCCGCCGCAAGACGAAGGACTGGTACACATCGACCGCCTACACGCGCTTGATGCCGGGCGGCAAGATAGTGGTTATTCAAACCCGCTGGCACCAGGATGACCTTAGCGGCTGGCTATTGAAGGATCACCAGCATGAAGGCTGGGAGGTTCTGGACCTGCCAGCCATCGACGCCCAGAATGAAGCGCTCTGGCCGGATCAGTACCCAATAAACGCTTTGGAGAAGATCAGGCTCGCAGTCGGGCCGAGGGACTGGTCAGCGCTTTATCAACAGCGTCCGGTTCCCGACACAGGCGATTACTTCAAGGCTGAATGGATCAAGACCGTCGATGTTCTGCCCCCAAGGGCAACGCTGTCGATCTACGGCGGCTCGGACTATGCGGTCACGTCAAACGGTGGAGACTACACGGTCCACGTTGTCGTCGGGATTGATCCCGAGGGCCGCATGTACCTGCTGGACCTCTGGCGCGGGCAAGCCTCCTCCGATGTCTGGATCGAGGCGTTCTGCGATCTGGTCCTGAAGTGGCGTCCCATCGGCTGGGCTGAAGAGACCGGGCAAATCAAATCGGGCGTCGGCCCGTTCCTGACCAAGCGCATGATGGAGCGTCGGACGTTCACGGTGCGGGAGGCATTTCCGACCCGAGGCGACAAGGCGGTCAGGGCGCAATCCATTCGTGGCCGCATGGCGATGCAGGGGCTCTACGTGCCCGTGGATGCACCATGGCGAGCCGATCTGCACTCGGAACTCATGAGCTTTCCTGTCGGGGTGCATGACGACCAGTGCCTCGCTGAAGGCACGCTAATCACCATGGCGGATGGCAGCGAGAAGGCCATCGAGCATGTCAAAATAGGCGATGAGGTTTCGACCCCAATGGGTCCGTGCGCAGTCACAGCGTCAGCGGTGACGAACGAAGCGGCCCAAGTCTATCGAGTTCGCACGTCATGCGGGCGCGAAATTGTGGCAACTGGGAATCACCCTGTATTTGTTGAGGGCAGGGGCTTTGTTCGCGTGGATGAATTAGGCATGATGGACCAACTCAGATTGGAGCCATCATGCAGCGCGGATCAAGCAAGGCCGAGATTGCGGAATACAAAGGGCAGCGTTATCGGCGCTATCCGAACAGCAAGCACGCTCATCACCGCAAGTATTTCCACGGGACTGAGCCAAGGCGCGGGTTTCTTCACCGGCACGTCTGGGAAGACAGCTTTGGCCCCATTCCGAATGGGCATGACATCCACCACAAGGACGAGGACACCAGCAACAACGATCCGCTCAATCTTGAATGCCTTACCAAGCTGGAGCATCGGCGCAGGCACCCGCTTACTGGCGACGAGATTGAGAGAAACCGCGAGTTGCTCGATAGCATTCGCGGCAAGGCCGCTGAGTGGCACGCAAGTCCAGAAGGGCTGGCCTGGCATAGCGCCAACAGCACAAAGGCATGGGTGGGGCGCGAGCGGAATTGTTACGCCAAGGTTTGTGAGTCCTGTTCCGCTCCATTCAATGCAACGTTTGAGCGGGCAAGGTTTTGTTCACGCGGCTGCAAGCAACGCGGGCCGGGTGGCGGCGGATCGAAGCGCGGACGATATTCTAGTGAAGGCGAAGCGGTGGCTTGCAAGTGCTGCCATCGAGAGTTTCTTGCCAACTGGCCGGATACAGCAGCGTACTGCTCCAAAGCCTGCGGGATGCGTTACCGGGATCGAGGCGCTTTCGGAGAGGGCGAGGGTCCGAAACCTCACCGTAAGCCGCGCGCACGTCTTCTACGCTAACGGCATCCTGACGCACAATTGCGATGCGCTCGGCCTCGTAGGCCAGCTGCTCGACAGAATGACAAAGGGCCAGCCTGTGAAACCGCCGCCTGATCGCAAAGCACAGCCCACGGGCACGGTTTTCCTTCCCGGCGCACCTGAGCCTGTCACCACCACGCGGAAGAACTGGGGTTGATGCGTGGCTGAAGATATCCCAGCGGTTCCCGATCGTGGCGAGGCGGAACTAGAGAACAAGCCGGAGTATCCGCGCGACGCCAAGCCGTGGAAGAAGATGATCGAGCACGCCAACAAGGTGTTCGATAAGTACAACACGATCTGCGACAATCTCTCCAAGGAATACGCCAACGCATCAATGCTGGCGAATGTCGGCGGCGAGCGTCAGTATCAGATGCTGTACGCCAACC